CCCCGAGCTGCGGCGGGCTCGCGGCCTGCGCGCGCTACCGGACCCGCCGGAGCCGGAGCCGTCCACCGAGCCACCGGCCGAGCCTGCGCTCGAGCGCGATGAGCTCGTGCTGCTCCGGGCCGCGGTGCGGCTCGCGCTGCTCCTCACCGATGACCAGCTCGGCGGATGGCGCATCGCCGGCCGGCTCCGGGAGCTCCGCGCGGAGCTCGAGCCGGGGCCGCACTATCGCGAGCCCGGCCTCCCGGTGATCCTGCCGCCGCCGCCGGAGCCCGGCCCACCCGTCCGCGCCTCGCGCCGGCATGGGAACCGGCGAATCCTGCGCGGGTTCCGATCGTCCGAGATGCGGGAGATCGTGAGCGCCGCGATCGACAGGGTTTCACGTGCGAGCGCACCGGGTCCGGGCACATCCGGTGCGTGAGCCCGAGCGGCTCGAGCTTCGTCCTCAGTCACACCGCGGCCGCCGGCGAGGCGCGCGCGCTCCTCAACGCCCGCGCGCAGGCTCGCCGCGCCGGCCTCGAAATCTAGTCACGAGCGCCGGCGCGACACGCGCGCCATGAGCAGGCATCCGCCGACGATCGCGGCGAGCGCGGCGAGCCGAGGATCGGGCAGGCCGGGCCCGGCGAGGAGCGCACCGGCCGCCACGAGAGCCAGGCCGAGCGCGGCGAGCTCCCACAGGCGGGCCACGTCACGCCCACGCGAGCGAGCGCCAGCCGGCAGCGTCCCACCGCGCCGGTGTCGCGAGCGCATGCAGCGCGGCGGCGACCGGATCGGGCAGGGGACCACGCGACCAGGCGGCCGGATCGAGCTCGCAATCGGTCGCGAGGAGCAGCTCGCCGAGCGACCGCTGCACCGCGTCCCACGCGCCGACGTCCCATCGATCGACCGGCATCGGCTCGCCGGCCTCGAGCCAATCGAGCCATTCGCCCACCGCGCGATCGCGCTCGCGCTCGGTCGCGATCGCGCCGGCGGTCTCGGCGAGCTGCAGCGGATCCGGGCAATCGAGGCACGGTGCCGGCTCGGGTGCCGGCTCGGGAGGCGGGATCGGTGCCGGCGCGCTGGTCCGATCGGCCGTGACGGCGAAATACACACCGGAGCTCAGGCGCTCGGCGAACCGCTCGAGCTCGTGCGCCTCGGTCCATTCCCACCCGGAGCACTCCGGGTCACCCTTGAGCCAGCGCGAGCCGGACGCCTCCGGCTGCACATAGACCGCGTGTGGCCCGTCGTAATTCCCGCATCCGGCGAGCCCGCCGGTCCCTTGCAGGATGACCCCGCGGCCGGCCCGCAGCGCCTCGGCCACCTTCGGCCAGCCCTGCCCGGAGCGGATGCTCAGCGTCTCACCGTAATGCGCCCACGCCTCGGCGGCATCGTAGAGATCGGTGCCGCCGTCCTGGTCCCCCTGCCGGTGCCGCATGTCGCCGGCCCGGACGGTGCTGCCGCCGCGGTGATAGCCGAGCGCCATGCCGGCGGCCGCCATTGTGCAATTCGCCCCCTCCGAATGGGGCGAGCTGTGCGCCTCGGTCGGATCACCGAATTGCGAGCCGAATGCCGGCCGATAGATCGCGCCGAGCGGCACCGCGGCCGGCGGAGCTCCGCGGGTATCGGGCTCGAGCTCCACCGGCGTGCGGACGCTCAGCGCCGACCGCCGCCACCCGTAGAGGAGCCGGAGCCGGAGGAGCGCGAGCGCGATGCGGAGCCGGAGCGGCAGGCTCACGGCAGGCCGATCGCGACCCACGAGAGCACGTTCTGCGGGATCGCCGCGGAGAGGTTGTCCGCGTGCTGGATCGTCGCGAGGAATCCCGTCGTCGTGACGACCGACGCGAGCGCGTAGTACCGCGCGGTCGTCAGCGCCGCGGTCCCGTTCCCGATCCCGACGACGACGATCGGCGGAGCCGAGTATGGCCGGGGGAACGTCACTTGAATGTTCTGGAAGGTGCCCGTGACACCCGTCGTCGGAACCTGTCCGGCCTGGATCCCGTTATGCGCCGCGGCGACCGCGGCACCCCACGATGTCGCGATCGGCTCGCCGCTGATCGGCGTGGGAATGACGGTTGCGGCCATCGGTGACCCTCCTGCGCTAATCGAACACTTCGAGCACGAGCGTCAGGCTCGGCCGAGCTGCACCGCCGGCCTCGACCGGCAGAAACTCGGTGGTATCGGCCGTCGAGCCCGAGCCCGGCAGCGCCATGATCCCGCGCTGCGCCTGCCCGGAGCCGCCCACCGCTGTCGGTGACCAGGCGCGCACGATCGCGTCCACCCGGATCGACACATCGGCGAGCTGCGTGCGCGTGACGTTCACCCGGACGCTGCCGCTCGTGGTGGTCGACGGGCCCGGATAGACCACCGAATTGCCCGAGCTCGGCGAGCTCGCCGAGCCGGCCGACCATGTGCCGGTGATCCGCCGCAGCTCGATCGTCGGCGAGCTCCCGAACCCGACGCGATCCTGCGTGCTGGTCCGCAGGTGCAGGGTCGCGCTCGTGAGCGCGCGAATCTTCGTCCAGGGGATTGCGGCGAACGACAGACACGAGCGGTAGGTCCAGCCGGACCAGGCACCGACCGGCAGAGAACTCGACGCGCCGGCCCCGTAATTCGCGCCGCCCGACGTCAGCGCGAGGAGCGCATCGGTCGCACCAAGATACGTGCGGGTCTCGGTGTGCCAGGTGCCCGCCGGCGGGATCGGCGGGATGGGCGGCTCCGGTGTCACCGCGTCCCATTCGGCGCGCGGGATCATGGTCACGAAATCGAACCGCCAGCCGGCCGGTGTCATGCCGACCTTCCCGCCGATCACCGCCACATCGAGATCGATCAGCTCACCGTGCGAATCATCCCGCAGGCGCATATGCGCGGGCCCGCTCATCCGCGCGGCGAGGAGCCCGTCGAGATCGAGCGGCAGGTACGGGCGCACCTCGACGGGTCGCACCCGGAGCCCGGCTCCGGCCCGATCATCGAGGATGTGCTGCGCCCAATTCACCCGATCGGGAACGACCCGCGGCACGTCGAGCGGCCGCGGCCCGTACCGCCCGATCGAGACCGAATCGACCACCGCCGGCGCGTACGTGTCGGTCGCCGACCAGGCGCGCACGCTGTTGCGGATTGCCTGCGCCTGTGCGGTCGCTTCGATCGTGGAAATGCCCTCGATCCAGCGCACGCCGCCCTCCTCGGCCGGCGGGCATCCGAGCGCGATCGATGCGTCGGGAAATGACCCCCACGGTGTGAACCGGAGCACGCCGGCACCGTCCATCCACACGAACGTCAGCGCGTCCAGCGCGGCATCCGAGATCACCGCCCACGCCGCGGCCGCCTTCCCGCCGAACGGTGCCACCGCCGGATCGACCGGCGAATCCGGCGGATCGGCCGGCACGCTCACGAGATCATCGAGCCCGGTGAGGATGACCACCTGCCGGACCCGAGCTCGCAGGGTATTCGGGAGCACCGCGGCATCCGGCACCTGTGCCTGTGCCAGATAGGCGAGCCCGTCGATCGCCCGGATGCGGCCGCGCTCGGCGGCGACGTCGAATGACGCCTCATCGATCACCGCGGTGCACACCGGCACCGGCGCGCCGGTGCCGGTGCCAACCAGGCGGATCGGCGTGCCGGGTTTCACCGCGCCGTAATACGGGCTCGAGGTGTTGAGCGGATCGAGCACCCGCTCGGGATCGATCGTGGACAGGTCCAGCTCGCCGGCCGCGGCGATCGAGAGCACGCCGGCCTCATCGGTCGCGCCCCACACCGCGGCCGCCTCACCGATCGAGCACCCGACCGGCTGCCAGGCCGGCGTGCTCCATTCGGCACCGTCCCATGTGGCCTGGTCCCACCGGCCGGCATCGGGCGCGGCGGCGAACAGCTCGATCGAGACAGACTCGACACCGGGCCCGATCGCGATGACCACCTACCGACCGGCCCATCCGAATGCGGGAACGACACCGGCATTGAGCCGGGTGGTCCGGCGGAGCGCCCGCATCACCGCCTGCTCGGCCTCGATCCCGTCGCCGGTGGTAAACACATTGATCGTCGGGGCCGGCCCGGATGAGACCAGCGGGCCGGCTCCGGCTCGGCTCGTGGCCCCGCCGGCGACCGTCACCGTCGAATTGAGGAACGGCAGGCTCGGCAGCTTGATGTCCTTGAACGGGTTGATCGAATCGAGGAATCGACCGACCGCGCCGGCGGCATCCGAGAGCCAGGTCACCAGCTTGATGATCCAGCCCACGACGGTCGAAATGATCGTGACCACAATCGACAGCTCGGTACCGAGCACGTGGATCAGCGGCATGAGCAGCGGCAGCACCGCCGTCACGAGCTTTCCGAACTGCTGAATCAGCGGCACGAGCACCGGGAGAATCTCCTGCAGCACCGGCAGGAACACGCTCCCGATCGTCTCGGTGAGCTCCGAGAATGCGTTCGCACCTTTCGCTTGCATGCCGGCCGCCGAGCTCGCATAGACGTCGGCCTGCCCGGCTGCGGCCGCGGTCGCCGCGGCGAGCGTGTCGGCCGCGCTGGCACCCTTGTCGAGACCGGGGATGAGCTTCGCGAGCGGACCCGCCTGCCCGGCCTGCGCTTTCGCGACCGCATCGGCCGCGGTTGCGAGATCGACATTCGCGAACCGGGCAATATCCATCGCCGGGCCCATGAGCGCGGCCGCCGCCGCAGCATCGCCGGTCGCGGTCACGAGCGATTGCAGCGCATCCCGCGCCTCGGTGTCGGTGAATGCCTTGTCCTGCGCGGTGGTGATCGCCGCCTCGGTGATCGCCTGCCAGTCGCCGACCGCAGCGCCCGACGCGCGGTAGGCGGCCTCGAGCTTTGCCTGCTCGGCCTGGTCATCCGCGGCCGCGGTCGTCATGTCGGCGATGAGATTCACCGCGATGCCGATGCCGCCGGCGAGCGCGGCGACTTTCAGCGCGGAGCCGCCGATCGACGCGCCGAACCCGCCGACCTTTCCGCCGGCATCCTGCAGACCGCCGGCGAGCTTCGATGCATCGCCGATGATCTCGACAACCAGGCCGACGCTCACCGCCGTCGACCTCGGCGGCCGCGGGCCCGCCGCTCGGCATCCTTGCGCACCGTGCCGTACGCCTCGACCTGCGCCAGCGTCAGCTCGCCGGCCTCCGCCGGCGGGAGCCCGGTCGCGATCGCCGCCTCGACCGACGCGAGCGCCTCGGCCTCGGCGATCGGATCGGGCGCGTCACGCACATCGAATGCGACGTCCCACGTCTGCACCTGGTCCCACGTCAGCGCGGGATCGAGCCGCCGCTCGAGCTGCCAGGCGAGCGCGTAGAACATGAGCACGCCGCGCTCGATCATGTCGGCCGGCGCGTTCTGTCGGGTCACCGCCACGAGCAGGCGGTTCGCATCCCGCTCATCGACACCGGCCGCGGCGAGCGCCCGCGCCCGCTCGAGCACGGTGCAGCGGCGGAGATCGGCGAGCGTCAGCGTCACCCGCCGCACGTCCGGGTACCGCTCCGCGCTCACGAGTCGACCACCGTGAAATCCGCCCGCTTGCCGAGCTCGGCGAGCTCGTGCTGGTACGTGTCCACGATCGTTGCCTGCTCGGCCTCGATCGTGTCCCGGACCATGCGCGCCGGCGCGATCGAATGCTGCGCCCACCCGTATTCGATCACCCCCGAATAGACCACGCTCGAGGCGATCCGGCCGCGGGTCTTGGTGCTCCGCGCCGAGTACGAGCCGGCGAGCGCGCCGGTGCGCCGCGGCGACCGCTGCGCGATGCCCGGCAGGAGCGCGCCGACCACCCGCTTGTGAACCGCGGACAGATCGCGCGCGCTCAGCTCCATCGACTTGAGCGCGGCCTGCACCTCGGCGACCCCCTCCACCCGGACCCGATCATTCTTCGGCACCGAGCTCAGGCGGCGACGGTCTCGCCGGCCTCCTCGGTCTCGGCGAGCGCCGGGAACGCGGCGGTAATCATCGTCGGCTTGGTCTCGCACGGCAGCGTGACGTCGAGCTCCGCGTACGTGTCGGCCTCACCGCCGTAATTGCCCGCGATGAGCCGGACGACGCCCGTCATGCCGGGAGCGGCCGGGCTCGGCGCGACACCGACACCGTGCGCCTGGTACTGAAACTCGGCCTGCTTGCCTTCGTTCGTCCAGAGGAATGTCGCGAGCCCGTCCGCGGCCCATTGCTGTGCGGCGACCACGTGCAGCGCGTACGTGCTCGCGCCGACCTGCGAATGCGTGCCGCCCGGGCACAGGGTCTGGTACGTGACGTCATCGCCCGGGCTCGGCACGATCTCCGCGGTGTGGAGATCGCAGTTGAACTCGGCCCGGGTGCCGGCACCGCCGATCACCTTGAGCGTCAGGGTCACATCGCGCATGAACAGCGGCGAGCCCATATCGAGACCTCCTCAGATCGTGAGAGTGATATCGGCGACCGACGCGCCGTAGGGGACGCCACCGAGCTCGAGATCGCCCGGCCGCTGCCACGTCGGGAGCTGCGGATAGATCGGCGAGCCGTCATCCGCATGGGCGGCCCGGAGCGCCACATCGATCGCGTCGACCAGCTCGGCGAGCGCGCTGAAAGCCTGGTCGGTGTCGACCTTCCCGGCGATCGCGGTGAGCCGCCAATGAGACGTGCGCCGGGCCGAGCCGCCGCCGAGCTTGAGCGGCTCGGCCCACGGCGAGCCCGGCTCCACGAGCACGCACGGTGCCGAGAACTGCCCGCCGATCGGCGCGCGGATGCCGGCGGCGGTGAAGGTCTCGATGAGCCTGGTCCGCGCGACCATCAGGCTCGCGCCGCTCACGAGATCCCGACCGTTGCATACCGGGCGATGATCGGCGCGACCGCCTCCAGGTAGTCGCGGGCGATGCGGATGGCGGCCCCTTGCAGGTCCACGAATCCGGTGAGCCCGAACGTCGCTTCCCGCCGTTTGTACGCCTCCGCGCCGGCGTACCGCGCGGCGAGCACGAGCTCCGCCGGCAGGACCGGCGGAGCGGTGAGGAGATCGGCGAGCGGTACCGCGATCACCGCGCCATCGAGACGGTGATCGATGCCGGCGTTCACGGCATCGGCGACCAGCCCGGCCCATGCCGAATCGGCCGGGCTCGCCGCGGTCGGATCGGCGAACCCGACCGCGGTGAGGATTGCGTCAGCGTCGACCCACGACGTCACGAGCTCAGGCGGCCTTCGGTGAGCCCGCGTCGGTCTCCCGCACGAGCGTCAGCGTCGACTTCACGATGCCCTTCGGCGCGGTCGTCGCGCCGGTGCCCATCCCCCAAATCGCGACGTTCTGCCCGAGCTTCGCGACGTCCTCGGCCGAGATCGGGAATGGCCCGTCCTCATGCCAGCGCGCCGCCTCTCCATTCGTGACCACGTGCTGATTCCCGGTGAGGAATGGCGCGCGCACGATCGGCAGGCCGGAGATGTTGATCGCGAGCGTGCTCGCCTGCGCGGTGCCGGCGATGTTCTGCGTGCCGTAGGCGGCGGGCCACAGATTCGGGAGCCCGCCGAGCCGGGCGAACTCGGCCGGCGACACGAGATCGACGGTCGCCGGCGAGCCGGTCGCATCGGCGACCGCAGAGCTCGCGGCGAACAGGAATGCGCGCACCTGGTCCGCGGTCGACGTCGCGGTGAGCACGAGGCTCGAGCCGGCGACGGCGAGGAGCTGCGCCTCGAATGCCGCTTCGGTCACCCGGTCATAGGCGATCGCGAGGATGCGCAGGTACGCATCGCGGTAGGCGGGCGAGCTCCGCCGGATGAGCTGATACGAGACGTCCGAGCCGCCGGCGTAGGTGTCGATCGGCTGCGAAGCCTTCAGAATCTTGACCTTGACGCTCGCGATCTGCGTTTTCTCTGCGGCCTGCTTCGCGACGACGGTGTTGAGATCGAGCGCCGGGTCCAGGTAGGGCCAATCGAGCTCCATGCCGCTCGCGCCGAGCGAGGCCGGCCCGCCGGTCGCGGTCACGGCCGGCCGGGCGAAGGCCGAGATGCCGGCGATATCGGCGACCCATGCCGGCGGGATCACACCGGGGTTGTCGGTGGTGAGCTGATCGGCGAGCGCCCGGCCGAGCAGCGGCTCCAGGTACGCGGCATCGGCGAACGCCACGAGCGAATCGTAGGCGGCGAGCGGATGCGGGCCCGCGCTGCCGGCGGAGCGGCCCTCGAGCGCGATCATCCGGCCGATCAGATCGGTACGGAGCTCCTCGAGATCGTCGCGGCCGAGCGCGACCAGGCCGGCCCGCGCGTGCAGGCCGGGTGCCGGCGTGGGCTCGGGATCGGGAACCGGGTCCGGCGTGGGATCGGGCACGGGCGTGGGAGTCTGTGCGGGCATTCGATTCGCCTCCTCGGAACGAACGGCGAGCACTCCCGCCGGATATGAGCCACGTTCGACAATGCCGACGCGACGGAGATCGACACGCTCGCGATCGATGACGCCATCGCGGGCCCGGCGCGAGCCGCCAGGCACCTCGGCGAACACGACGGACGCGCCGCGGTACACACCGTCTCGGGCGAGCTCGAGGAGCTCATCGCCGGCCGGCGTGCGTGACACGCGGAACGTCATGAATGCGCCGTCGTCGCGCTCCTCGAGCGAGCGGCCCACGCCGGCGAGGCGCACGCCGGGCTCGGCACCGTGCGGCCCGATCGCCTCGAGCGCGACGGTGGTGGGGTCGACGTCGGTGAACGCGCCGCGGCGGAACCGCTCGCGACCCTGCGCGGTCTCGGCGATCGTGTCCCACGCCATCACCCGGAGATCGACCTCCCGCGCGGGCTCGGATCGGATGAGCAGCTCGGCATCGCCGGCGATCGCGGTGAACAGCGGGCTAGGGGAGCGCGGCGGCACTCGGCACCTCCATCGATGGGCGCGGCGACGGCCGGAGCGCCGCGGGAATGACCGGCGGAGCGTCACGCTGCCAGCCCTCCCACCGGTCGATCTGGTCGGTGGTGAGGAACCCGGCCCGGAGGCCGGTCTCATAGGCGGTGAACCGCTGCCCGGTCTGCAGGCGATTCAGCTCGGCGGCATCGAACCGGGCCGCCTGTGTGCCCGGCAGGAGATCGCTCAGGCTCGCCTCGATCGGTGCCAGGTACATCGGCTGCACCGTCACCCGCATAAACGTGTCGAGCATGTCGGCGATGTTCTGGTAGGTGAGGCTCGAGCCGCCGAGCTCGGCGAGGAGCAGCTCCGCCGGCACGATCCCGAGCCCGCGCGCGACCTCGAGCACGCCCCACCGGCGGGTCTCGAGGAGCTGCGATGCCTGCGGGTTCACGCTCGATTCCTTCGTGTCCCATCCCTTCGGGAGCACGGCCGGGCTGTGGTCGCGGTGGTTCTCCATCCAGCGCGCGCGCACCTTGTCGGCCTCGAGATCGGTGAGCGTCCCATCGAACCGGAGGGTGATCGAGGGGACCGCGCCCGTCTCGAACCAGTCGCCCGCATAGATCTCGGCGGCGAGGATGCGCGCGAGGCTGCCCTCGATCGCCTGCAGCGGCGAATGCCCGGTGAGCTCGCCGGCCTGCCGCAGAATCGAGATGTGCAGGAGCTCGGGTGCCTTCCCGCCGGTGCCG